GGCTGGCGGGCATGCACATCGTCAACGCCACGCGCTCCACGGCGCTGGACCTTTTCCCCTTGGCAACCCTGGAGGATGCACTGTCATGAGCCTCATCTCGCTCGATGAGGGCCGCGCGCACCTGCGCGTTGAGCCCGACTATCCGGCCGAGCAGATACAGCCCTACCTGGATGGTGCGGATGCTGCCGCGCAGCGGTTCCTGAACCGCAATGTGTACCCGGACCAGGCCGCCCTTGATGCGGCCCGGGCCGGTGTTCCGGCTGCGCTGGCGGCCGCCCTCGCTGCGCGGGAGCAGGCGCAAGAAGCTGCTGGGCAGATCGCTGACCCTGCGACAGCGCGGCTGCTTTCGTGTGCTGCTGACGACGCCTATGCCGATGCGTTGGAGTCTGCCCAGCATGTCCTGCGCGGGATGGTGCTCACCGCGAATATCCGCGTGGCCCTGCTGCTGCTGCTGGGCCATCTGAGTGAGAACCGCGAGACGGTGGCGCGCGGCGCCACGGTCACGGACCTGCCCGTGGGCGCTGAGCACTTCCTGCTGCCCGACCGTGTGGGCTGGGGGGGCTAGAGATGGGGGCGGGAGCATACAAGCGCCGGTTTCTCATCCAGCAGCGCGCCCCTGGCGTCGATGGCGATGGCCAGCCCCTGGACGGCTGGCAGGATGTCATCGCGGTCTGGGGAAACATCCGTGCGCCCTCCGGCCTGGGCCAGATCGCGGGCGAGTTCGTTGCGGCGGCCCAGGAAGTCAGCCGGGTGCAGTACAGCATACGCACGCCGTACCGGCCAGGCCTGACCGCCGGCATGCGTGCGGTGGGCGCCGGCGTGGTCTACGAGATCCGCCAGGTTGTTCACGACGAGGCGCGGCGCGAGCACACGGATCTGGTGGTGGCCACGGGGGCCAACAATGGCTAACGGCCGCAACCTCGTCACTGCGCGCGACCGCGCCCGGGCTGCCAAGGGCGCGGGCATGGCCACGGACATGTCCGAAGTCTTCGCCAACCTGGACAAACTGGGCGAGGCCGCGCGCGTCAGCCTGGCGCGCTCCATGGCGGTGGCAGGTGGCAAGGTCATCCGCGACGAGGCCAAGCAGCGCGTACCGCTGCGCACCGATGTGCTGTACGGCGCCATCTACCTGGCCTACAAGACCAAGTCCCAGGGCACCAACCAGGCGCGCTATTCGGTCACTTGGAACGGGCGCAAAGCGCCGCATGGCCACCTGGTGGAATTTGGGTACATGCAGATCTACAAGGTTCGCGTGGACAGCCTGGGCAGGTTCTGGACCGACAAGACCCAGCGCCTGCCGGTGCCCAAATACATCCCCGGTCAATCGTTCCTGCGCTCGGCCTACGAGGCCACTACCGCCAGCGCGCAGGCGGCCATGATGCGCCGAGGGCGTGAGCGCTGGCAGGAGCTGATCAGCGAGATCGCTGGAGGAGGAGGACCGAATGGCAACGCTCAATGAGCGCATCGTGCAACTGCTGGGGCCGCTGGTGGGCGGGCGGATCTATCCCGACCTTGCGCCCGACCATGCGGGCAAGCCCTACATCACCTACGAGCAGACGGGCGGCCGCGCCAGGCAGTACCTGGAAAAGCGGCTGCCGGACCACCGGCATGCGCGCATACAGATCAACGTCTGGGACGACCGGCGCACGCAGGCCACGGCCATTGCCCTGCAGGTCGAACAGGTGCTGATCGAAAGCGAGCTTGTCTCGGAAGCGCTGGGGGCGTTCTCCAGCGTCTACGACCAGGCCACCAAGCTGCGGGGAACGCGGCAGGATTTTTACTTCTGGCATCGGGACACCTGATGCCGCCCCTTGTGCAACCGGCCGCCTTCAGGCGGTTTTTTTTCGTCTGAAAGGAACTCTTCCATGTCTTCCATGTTTCCCAACGGCACCATCTTTTCGGTGTCCACTGGTTTCGAGACCGCCGTGGCGGTATCGGAGATCTCCAACGCCATGCCGGCAGTTGCAACCCTGGCCAGCGGCACCGTGGCGGCTGGGGCCATCGCGCTGATCAACAGCAACTGGGCCGGCATCGATGGCCGCGTGGCCCGTGCGTCCGGCTCCACGGCTGGAGAGGTCACGCTCGACGGCATCGACACCACGGACGATGACATCTACACCCCGGGCACTGGCGCCGGCGCAGGTTCTCTGCTGGCCGTGGATACCTGGGTGCAGCTGTCCCAGGTCACCAGCTCGGCCAAGTCGGGTGGAGAGCAGCAGTTCTACAACTGGCAGTACCTGGAAGACCGCACCAGGACGCAGAAGCAGCGCCCAACGTTCAAGAACGCCAAGGTGCTCACGCTGACGCTGGACTACGACCCGGCCAAGGCGTGGTACACGGCGCTTGAAAAGTTGGATGAGAAGGCCGAACTGATCGTCCTGCGCGCAGCCCTCCCCAACGGGGCGAGCATCTACTACCCGGTCTATCCGTCCTTCGACGCAGACCCCTCGCTCACCATGAACGAGAACATGCAGAACACTGCCACGTTCTCCATGGCTGGCAAGTTCACCCGCTACGAGGCTTGATCTCATGGCGGTATTCACCACTATCCCCGAAGCCACCTTCCTGGGAAGCATCACCATCGTCTGCAAGGGGCGTGAGCAGAAGTTGGAAGGCACGATGGTGCACATGTCCCACGACGAGTACAAGGCACTCTTTGCAGGTCTTGCGGACGGGAGCATCAAGTCCGCTGCGGCCGTGCTCCAGATCTTCAAGGAATGGAACGCGGACAGGCCGCTCACCCTGGAGGGCGTGAGCGCGATCATGCAGGACATGCCGGGCATCGACTGGGCCATTGTCACGGGCTACGGCGAGGCGCTGACGGCGACACGCAAGGGAAACTGATAGCGGCCACGCGGGCGCTGTACTACAAGCCCCCCTCGGCTGCTGAGCTTGCCGAGTTCGGGCTGATGGTCAGCGACCAGCCGAAGCCGCCACCCGTCTACCCCTTGCCGGAGAATGCTCTGGCCCTGAACCTATACCGGCGCTTCAGCAGCCAGTGGCGCGTGGGCGCCTCTGGCGCTGTCGGGCTGGATATGAATGTCTTCCTGCACGAACTGGACCGTCTTCGCGTGTCTGAGGAGGCATATGACTATGCACTGTGGGCCCTGGGCGTGATCGAGGATGAGGCTTTGAAGATCTCTGCCGAGGCCGGGCGGGTGGGTCAGTTACCATGCCCGCTTTCATCCTGGAGGGGAGTATGGCACTGATCGCATGCGAGGAATGCGGCAAGATGGTGAGCGATAAGGCGGCGGCCTGTCCGCAGTGCGGTGCACCCATAGCGGGTGCACCGTCCTCCGCCCCAGTAGCTCCGCCTTCAGAGCAAAAGGGCAGCATCTGGAAATGGATCATTGGCCTCCCGGTGGGCCTGTTCGTGATTTTGTTTCTCGTTGGCTCCTGCATAGGCAATACACCAGAAGGCAAGGAAAAGCGCCGTCAGCGAGACGTGATTGAGCTGTGCCGCAAAGAGCAGGCGCGGCAGTCTCTGGAGCCTGACGCCGCACGATTGGCTGCCAGTACCTGCGAGCAACTGGAACGCGATTTCCGCGCTCGATTCGGTAGCAGCCCATGACGCACTGATTGCATAACCCCAGCGCAAGATCGCTGGCGACCATTCACAAGCCCCGTGGCAGCAGCTGCGGGGCTTTTCTTTTTTCTGGGGTGTCTCATGGCAGCGGAAACCATTGGAACTGCGCGGGTTGACATCGTGGTCAACACCGATGACATGCAGACCGGCATTGAGGCCGCAAAACGGCAGATGCGAGGGTTCGAGGGCGCGTCTGAAGCGGTCAAGCAGGAGCTGGGCCGCATGACCGAGGCGCAGCGGCGTGCCGCCGAGCAGATGCTGCGCCAGGTCAACACCCTGCAGCTGGGCAAAGAGGGGATGACCGCATTCCGCATCGAGACGCGCACGACGGGCGAGGTGCAAAAGTACCTGCGCGAGCAGCTGGCGGCCACCAGTGCCGCCGCGCAGGCGAACGGCAACCAGTTTGCCATGTCGCAAAAGCAGATCAATGCCGCCATGCGCGGCGTGCCTGCGCAGATCACGGAC